ATCCTTTACATTTATTTTAAAATAAAATAAATATCAAGATATATTTTCAAATTATTGAAAATAAATTTAACTACTAACAAAGGACAATGAAACATGAATAAAGAAAAATTAGTTTGTACTTATTGTAAGTCGGATAATTTAACCTATTTGCCCGATGTTTTCGGGCAATCATGGGTAAGGCATTATTATAAGCAAACCGCCAACGGTGATTGGCAAATCGTGGCTCAAGGCTCAACGCCCAAAAAGAACGACGACACCGACGATGTTAATATCATCAATCGTAGTGTCATCAATTGGAACGACTCGAGGCCTTTTTTCAGTTGTGAAAGTTGCACGGCTGAACTCGACGGCTACAACGACGTTGATTACCATAAAATCGCTGAGGCCAATCCGATCCAATTAGAATTTAAGTTTATATAATTACAATCCAATCATTACTAAGGCGCCCCCTAAACAAGGGCGCCTTTTTTTATGCGCGTGATCCGTGTACCTTGCGCGCTTGAATAGAGGTACCAAGCCGACCCCAAAAATTGAGAGTACGAAGTACCGTACCCCCTTATTTAATAAAAAGGGATCCTAATATGTTAGTATATATGCTTGATTTATATTGTCAGACCCTGTAAAAAAGTTCTTCAAACATCTTTATAGGTGCAAAAAATTTTACAAAAATTTTTTCAAATGGACTTAAAAAATATAGACATAAGTAAATTACCTGCTGACGTTCGAAGAACATTTAAACAGCTTCAGGTCTTACATGCTGAAAAAAAGATACGGACTAAAGCTCAAACTGATTTTATGTCCTTTGTCAAATGTGTATGGCCAGAGTTCGTAGAGGGGTCCCACCACAGACACATTGCAGATAAATTTAATAAACTAGCCACAGGGGAAATAAATCGTTTAATTATTAATATGCCACCAAGGCATACTAAATCAGAATTTTCATCTTATCTTTTGCCAGCCTGGATGGTGGGCCGTGATCCAAAGCTCAAGATCATTCAAGCAACGCACACGGCAGAGTTAGCGATTCGTTTTGGTCGTAAAGCAAAAACATTAATTGATAGCGATGAGTATCGAAAAATATTTGAAACAACTTTGAGAGAAGACTCACAAGCCGCTGGACGTTGGGAAACGGCACAAGGTGGAGAGTATTTTGCAGCTGGGGTTGGTGGAGCAATTACAGGACGGGGTGCGGATCTACTCATCATTGACGACCCACACTCAGAGCAAGATGCAATGTCTAAACTATCTTTAGAAAGAGCGTACGAATGGTATACATCAGGTCCTCGTCAACGTTTACAACCTGGTGGAAAAATTGTTGTCGTCATGACACGTTGGAGTACCAAAGATTTAACAGGAGCCTTGATCTCTAGTCAAAAAGAAGCGAAGACAGATCAGTGGCACGTGGTCGAATTTCCAGCAATCTTGGACCATGAATTCGATCCTAAACCCGTGTGGCCAGAGTATTGGGAACTTGAAGAATTAGAAAAAGTTAGAGCAGCACTTCCTGTTGGTAAATGGAATGCACAGTGGATGCAGAATCCAACCAGTGAGGAAGGAGCAATATTAAAACGAGAGTGGTGGCGAGAATATGAAAGTGATCACATTCCAAAATTACATCATGTTATACAAAGTTATGATACTGCGTTTTTGAAAAAGGAAACAGCGGATTACTCTGCTATTACTACTTGGGGAATATTTTATCCAACGGAAGATAGTGGTGCAAATTTAATTTTGCTTGATGCAATTAAAGGCAGATACGAGTTTCCTGAACTACGAAGAGTTGCTTTAGAGCAATATCGTTATTGGCAACCTGAATCTGTGATTATTGAAGCGAAAGCTTCTGGTTTGCCATTGACTTATGAACTACGGAAAATGGATATTCCAGTAATGAACTTCACCCCATCTAAAGGAAACGATAAGCATGCTCGTGTAAATGCTGTTGCACCTTTATTTGAATCTGGTATGATATGGGCTCCTAAGCAAAAGTTTGCCGAAGAAGTTATTGAAGAGTGTGCGGCTTTTCCTTATGGAGATCACGATGACCTTGTGGATTCCACCACGCAAGCGATTATGAGATTTAGACAAGGTGGCTTGATTGATCATCCAGAAGATTATGTGGATGAGATCAAAGAACAAAAGAAAAGGGTTTATTATTAATGGCTGAAGGTATTTTAACACTCAACCCAATATCTCCTGAAAGAGATCCAGAAGAATTAGGAAGACCTAGTTATATAGAAGCTCCTTTAGGTGCTGGTATAGGTCTAGCTTTAGCTAATATGTTTAAGAAAAGAGGAATAGGAGATAACAATCCTCCGAGTCCAATTGAAGAAGAACAACCACCTCAAAAAGAACCACCTAAAGGTCCAGATGTTGGAGAAGAGATTTTAACAAATCTTGCAACAAGAGAACTTGAGAAAAAAATAAAAGAAAAAGATAAGTCAGGTGTTGAATTACCTACTTCTTTAACAACTCAAAATTTTTTAGATGATAATTTAATGAATGATCTTTTAAAAATAAGAGGAGGTATAAAAGGATATCAAGAAAATATGCAAGGCCCATTTCCTAAAATGCCAGCTTCTACAAAAAATTTTATGCAAACAGAATTATTTAATAAGTTAAATGATAAATATAAACTTAATTCTTATCCAGAAGGTGAAACACCAGAAACAGTTAATCCATTTAGAAAAGATTATTTAGAACGCACATATAATAAAAGATTAAGTGGGATAGAATATATAACATCAGTCGCCTATGATGTTATTGGGGCAACTAGTGATCAATTTGTTAAAGATTCTATACTTATTGTAGATGAAGATGGATTACCCGTAGCAGGTGCAAAAATAAGTATACCTGGAACTAATTTAAATTTTAGTGATGTATATGGTAAAGATTCTATAGTAATTACAGAGGCAGGTAGTATTTTTACAAAGGCAAGTGATAAATTATTTAATGAAATTATAGAATTAGCAAAGAAAAAAAATAAAAGATTTGTAGTTGCAGAAGATTTAACTACTCCCGAAGCTTTAGAGGCTATGGAAAAAAGAGGTTTTAAAAAACCTACTACAAAAGATACTAAAAAATTTAAAGGTAAAAAAATTAGAAGACCTAATGGAAGATCCGCTGTCCAAAAAAATTTAGTGTTTGATTTGGGTGTACCAGAACCAAAAGCCTTTGGTGGTTTGATTGATAAACCATTACCAGGAAGAAGTAGAGATATATAATGGACTACGGTAAAAAATACATGGCCAATGCCGACAAGGCAACCCAAGAAAAATTTAATGAGATTGTAAAAGATTTAAGAGTAGATATGTCTCTTGAGTCCGCGGTCAGTGAAGCATTAAGACAGATGCGAGAAATGAGACAAGGTAAAAAAGGTGGTGGTATGATTGATAAACCTTTAGGTTCAGGAGGCGTGAAATCTGGCCCACCTCCAAAATCTGGTCCTAATCCACAAGGCTTGAAAATTCCTTTAAAACAAGTTAAACTCTAAGATCGGAGAAATTTTAAATGGCAGACATAGATAAATCCCTTCCCAATGAAGTTCGAACTGAAATTGAATTACCAGAGGAAGAAGTAGTAGAACAAGAAGAGATTGTAGAAAAAGGTCCTGTTGAAGTAATACCAGAAGAAGATGGTGGTGCAACAATAGACTTTGAACCAGGTGCCATTAACATACCAGGCACGGAAAATCATTTNGATAATCTTGCAGATATTTTACCTGAAGATATTTTAGAACCGATTGGTAATGACATGGTGAATAATTACATGGATTACAAATCATCTAGAAAAGATTGGGAGCAAACTTATATTCAAGGTTTAGATTTATTAGGATTCAAATATGAAAATAGAACTGAACCCTTTCAAGGAGCTTCAGGTGCAACTCATCCAGTATTAGCAGAAGCAGTTACACAATTTCAAGCACAAGCATACAAAGAACTCTTACCTGCAGACGGCCCTGTTCGAACTGATATTATCGGTGTTGACAGTCCACCTGTTCAAGAGCAAGCGAACCGAGTTAAAGATTATATGAATTATATATTGATGGATCAAATGCAAGAATACGAACCTGAGTTCGATCAAATGTTGTTCCATTTACCATTAGCAGGATCTACTTTTAAAAAAGTTTATTATGATCAGCTATTGGGTAGAGCAGTGAGTAAATTTATTCCTGCTGAGGATTTGATTGTTCCGTACACGGCTACCTCATTAGACGATGCGGAATCAATCATCCATGTTTTAAAAGTTTCTGAAAATGATTTAAGAAAACAACAAGTGAATGGTTTTTATTCAGACGTTGACCTTGGACCACCGAACACGGATCAAAAAGATGAACTCGAACAAAAAGAACGAGAGCTTTCTGGTACAAGAAAAACTGGCAAACAAGATGATGTTTATACTTTGTTAGAGTGTCATGTAAATTTAGACTTAGAAGGTTTTGAAGATGTTGGCCCTGACGGTGAACAAACAGGAATTAAATTACCTTACATCGTAACGGTTGAAGAAGGTTCAAGACAAGTTTTATCTATTAAAAGAAATTATGCACCAGAAGATATTAAGAAACAAAAGATACAATACTTTGTTCACTTTAAATTTTTACCTGGTCTAGGTTTCTATGGTTTTGGTTTAATCCATATGATTGGTGGCTTAAGTAGAACTGCAACTTCTGCATTAAGACAATTACTCGATGCGGGAACATTATCAAACTTACCCGCTGGATTTAAACAAAGAGGAGTTAGAGTTAGAGATGAAGCTTCTCCAATTCAACCTGGTGAATTTAAAGATGTGGATGCTCCAGGTGGTTCATTAAGAGATGCATTCTTTCCATTACCTTACAAGGAACCTTCTCAGACACTGTTGCAATTAATGGGAATTGTTGTAGGGGCTGGACAAAGATTTGCCGCTATCGCTGATATGCAAGTCGGAGATGGAAATCAACAAGCAGCCGTTGGTACTACAATTGCATTATTAGAACGTGGTTCAAGAGTCATGTCTGCAATTCATAAACGATTGTTTGCAGCAATGAAAAAAGAATTTAAATTACTTGGAAAAGTTATTGCTCAATACTTACCTCCTGAATATCCATATGACGTGGTCGGTGGTGCAAGAACTATTAAGCAAGTAGATTTCGATGATAGAATTGATATCGTTCCTGTTGCAGATCCAAATATATTTTCAACATCACAAAGAATTACAATGGCACAAACTGAATTACAATTAGCTCAGTCTAATCCACAAATTCACAATCTATATAATGCGTATCGAAAAATGTATGAAGCAATTGGAGTTAAAGATATAAATAAAATTCTTCCTCCACCTGCTCCAATACAACCTGTAGATCCAAGTGTTGAGCATATTAATGCATTATCAGGAAAACCTTTTCAAGCATTTCCAAATCAAGATCACAGAGCACATATCACAGCGCATTTAAACTTTATGTCAACGAATATGGTTAGAAATAATCCTATGATGATGGCTGCAATTCAAAAAAACATTTTAGAACACATAAGTTTAATGGCTCAAGAACAAGTTCAATTAGAATTTAGAGAGCAAATGATGCAAATGCAGATGTTACAACAACAAGCACCAACGAATCCACAAGCTGCACAACAACTTCAACAGCTTTCACTAGTGATTGAAGCTAGAAAAGCAGTGTTGATTGCTGAAATGACAGAAGATTATATGAAGGAAGAGAAGAAAATTACTTCTCAATTTGATTCAGACCCACTATTGAAATTGAAATCTAGAGAAGTTGATCTTCGAGCAATGGAAAATGAGCGTAAAAAACAAAATGATGAAGCTCAACAAGAGATTGCAAGAGCAAGATTGCTACAACAAAAAGATATTTCAGAAGATAAGCTAGAACAAAATGAAGATTTAGCAAAATTAAGAGCTGGAGTCTCACTTGCAAAGTCTGGAGTTCAACAAGCAAACATTATGATGGAGGATGACTAATGCCAATGACCACTAAAGGGAAGAAAATCATGAAATCTATGAAAAAACAGTACGGAAAAAAGAAGGGTGAAAAGATTTTCTATGCATCTAAAAATAAAGGTGTTATAAAAGGAGTAGAAAAGGGTAAAAAATAATATGATAAACTATAAAAAACAAAAAATGATAGACATTCCTAGTCAGAATGTAGAAATTGATCCAAGATCTAAGACTACAGCTGACAAAGCGTTCAATGGTTTACCAACTGGTGACAAAGAACAAGTCAGAGGTCAAAGAAGAATGCTATCTGATAAGAAAAGAAAAGCTACTTGGTACTAGTATGTGGTTCAGCGCTATTAAATTAGCCGCTCAAGCTGGCTCTCACATATTTAAAAACCGTCAAAGAACTAAAATGCTTATGGCGGACGCACAAATGCGTCATGCTGAA